TGACCTTTCCCGAACGAACAGGTTACATCGTTCTTGATTATGTCATCAAGACCATGCTGGCGCAGCCACTCGAACGCCTCTTCTTTCCGCGCCACAGGAATAGATGCGTGTACCATCATCTTCCGCGCCACAGTCAGGCCCTCTACGTCTACGCGCTCCACCCCCATCTCATCCATAACGGCTGGGATGTTTTCCACAGAGAGCTTGTGCTTCTCTTGCTTCAATGCCTTGAGGTGGTTTTCAGCATCCTCGATCTGCATTTCCACAGAGCGAAGCTGTTTTACCAAGCTGCTGAGAGTTTTTCCGGTTTCAGTATTGACTGAGCTCAACGCACCGGACTCGTCGAACATGTCTTCAAAGATATCCATCAAAAAGTTTCTCCTCTTCAGGTTAAGATGGGTTGATACATGTGTATCGATTACATATATATACACACTATGGAGGATTGCAATGCCAGATACAAACTTTTTTAAAACAAAACCATTCGAGCATCAGAGCGAGGCGCTGCATGTTGGATGGAACCTGCCCGAGTTCGGGTACTTTATGGAAATGGGAACAGGCAAATCAAAAGTTCTGATCGACAACCTTGGAATGCTGTACCAAAGCGAGCAGATAGATTTCGCTCTGATCATCGCACCCAAAGGCGTCTATCGAAACTGGGTCGCCAAAGAAATCCCAGAGCATATGTCCGAACAAGTACCGCATCGCGTCATCCGATGGGTGTCCGGACCCAATAAGAAACAAGCCGAGGAGATGCGCTCCGTTAAAGATAAGTTCGAGGGCCTGACCATCTTCGTGATGAACGTCGAATCGTTCTCCACGGTCCGTGGTCAGAAGGCAGGGCAGTGGTTGTCTCGTGCGTTTGGGCCAAAGGGTATGATTGCAATCGACGAAAGCACGACGATTAAAAACCCCAAGGCCAAACGCACCAAGAGCCTAATCAAGATTGCGGACGGGTTCAAGTTTAGAAGGCTCTTGACAGGCTCCCCCGTCACAAAAAGCCCCATGGATATCTTCGCGCAGTTCGAGTTCCTGCGCCAAGGACTGCTCGGCTTTGAAAGTTTCTATGGATTCCAAGGCCGATACGCCATCATGAACAAGGTTAAAATGGGCGCTGCCGCGTTTAACCAAATCGTCGGCTTTCGAAACCTCGATGACCTCAATAACAGAGTGGATCGATACACGTTCCGCGTGTTAAAAAAGGATTGTCTCGACCTACCCGAGAAAATCTACACATCCCGGTATGTCGGACTCACCCAGGACCAGCATAAGATGTACCAGCAGATTAAGGAACATGCTATGGTTGTATTGGGTGACATGGACTTCGTTACTGCGCCCATGGTCATCACCCAACTGCTCAGATTGCAGCAGGTTTTGTGTGGGCATCTCAAAACAGATGACGGGCACACCGTTACATTCCCCTCGAAGCGCATGGATGCGCTGCTCGAAGTGATCGAAGAGCACGATGGCAAGGCAATCATCTGGTCGCGCTTCCGTCATGACATCCAACAGATCGTCGAAAACCTAAACAAGGTCCACGGCGAAGGGTGCGCCGCCGCATACTACGGCGATACATCCGACGATAAGCGCCAAAGAATCGTCGAGGACTTCCAAAAGCCGCACTCCCGCCTGAAATACTTCGTCGGGAACCCCGCAACCGCAGGGTATGGCATCACATTGACCGAAGCTAACCTCGTGGTGTACTATGCAAACGACTTTAACCTCGAAACTCGGATCCAATCAGAGGATCGAGCGCACAGGATTGGTCAAAAGAATAACGTGACCTACGTTGATCTGATATCAGAGGGAACAATCGATGAGAAAATCGTGAAAGCCCTTCGAGCAAAGATCGATATCGGAGCGAAGGTACTAGGAGAAGAGGCAAGACAATGGCTGACTTTGACGCCACCGAAGTAACCGAATGCATCGTGGATCGAAAGAAAGGGATGCGTACCCGAGATACCGCTGGAGCCGAGATCGCTCGGCTCACGGGCCTCGATCTGGATGTAGCCAAAGCCCTGACCGATGGATGGTCAGGCAAAAACATCTCACAAATCCGAAGCTGGACATACGAAAACGAAGGCTGTCGTAAAAATCGTGAAGCCAGACTTGGCAAGGTTTCTATATAGTATATAATGAAACGGGAAAAGATACACTGCCTCTCCCGAAAATGGGAGAAGGCCCTGCGAAAGCAGCAGAAGGCAAAGGAAAAAACAAATGCTAGACGAAACACAAAACGTGAAGTGGAAGACAGTCGCTATTCTTCCCGAGGATCATGACCGACTGCGACAACTCTCGAAGCGAGAGCATCGCGCCCTGTCAAAACAAATATCCTACATGATTAAAAAAGAGTTTGAAAAAGATCCGGAATCCGATAAACTCTGATCACTGCTCGATAGGCCCACGCCTGTGGCCTTATCTGCCCTCATAAACTAAAAGGGAGCCTCTCGGCTCCCTCTTTTTTTTACTCCACCGCAAACGCCGTGATGTTCTTCGAATACAAATTAAACGTAGATTTCTTCGTGTAGTTCGGAGCCCAGACCGAAGCCTTGCATATCGATCCTATCGAATGCAAACCATCACACGAATACAAAACCTCGTTGTGACCAAGATCCAACTCCAACTCCTCCATGATCTCGTTGACCGTAAAGTAATCGTCCGGATTTCCCTCCAACAATTCCAACACACGCTCCTGCAACGTTGGCTCGTCAGGCTCAGGCTCAACCTCCGGTTCAATGTCCTCAACAACCGAATCAAAACCCCTCAACCGATCAATCCGTATGGCCTTGTACGGCGTGTTCGGATTTCCAAAGTTATTAGGAACAACAATCGCCTTCACAATATCTCCAACATCAATCCCCGTTCCTTCGAGCAAATGATTGCTGATGAATACATCGCACTCCTCTCGCTGACATAATCCAAAACCAGCGCCGCCATTCGGAATGATGTTCGTAATAATTAACTCGCGTGTATCAATGTGCATAGTAGTTACCTTCCGTTTGCTTTTCATGTAATTCCAATCCTTTCTTCCTCGCGTCATCTAAAAACTTCTCAAGATCCTCCTCCTCAATCATGCCCGCAGCTATCGCCGTAAACCGCAGCAAAATCGAATAGGTACACACAACCGGATCATAGCCCTGCGACTGCCACATCATGATCAACTCGTTAACATCCTTGGACATCTCTGCCCCCTGCTCAAAACTTTGGTTCATATAATTCTCCTTTCGACTCCTTCAGTTTTAAATACTCCAACTCCTCAACAAGCGCCTCGATCCTCGGGTCAGATGTCTCCTCCCACAAAATATCGTCGATCTCCTTGTTCAAATCCTTAATCAACTTCTTGATACTCGTCAGTCTCGGGTCCATCCTCGCTCCTCGGTAAATTGTATCTCGATTTAATCTGGCGCAGCGACTTAACCGTCGTGCCCATAATATCCGCAGCATCGTTCAAACTAATCTCCCGATGCAACAAATTGTTTAACACCGCAGCAACTTTGGATAACTCCAACTTCGGACGCCCACCCTTGTTCACAGACGTATGCTTCGTGAACCCGTTCAACGCACTGTTGCTTATCCCACCATTCCAACGCGGATTGTCCGCCTTGTCCTTGACGTTCTGCGCCAACCATGCCTGACGGTAAATGTCCTCGTACTTATCACGCTTGTATGTGTTCATATCTGCTTACCAATCTCCCGAAGGTTGCTAACGTAAGTATCCAACTCCTCACGCGCCGCAAACAATTCACGCTGCACATTGGGCCTTGCGTCTGAACGGTAACGCTCCTCCTGCAACGCATCGACCTGACGTTTCAGCCAACGCAACTGCGCTGCCTGAAACTTCGTTAGCTCCTGATCACCCACTGCGCTTCCTCCATGTGTCACAGGATACAGCGCCGCCCGTTGCCGCCTCAATCTTCAACGCATGATCAACCGTAGGCAACGCCTTCCCCAACATCCAACGCGATAACGTAGGCTGAGAAACATCCAAGCGCCTGCTAAACTCAAGCGCCGACAGGCCGCTGTCTCGCAACCACTCGCGCAAAGCAACGCCCTTCGAAGGCTTGGGATCAACCACAGGACGCCGAGCGTTCACCCCCAAATTATAAATGCACTCATCCCTAAACTTTTTAGGATCCTCGCCGTTTATAATATCATCTAAACGATCAGTGACGTAAAACATGCAAACCCTATTATCCATTCTACCAGTCCTTTCCAAAAACTTTTCTAAAGATTTCTTCCAACTCACTACTCGTCATTACACACACTCCTCACAAACCAACGCAGCATCACCGCGAATCGATGTCACCCACTCACCACACGCGCACAATCGCTCCACCTCTCCAACACCACCACACGCAGAACAATCCTCCAAAACACCGTCAATAACACCAACATCACGACCAAAACCATGCGGGCGCACAACATCAACCTCAACCATCCCCGAACCTCGACACTCGCTACACGCATCCATAATCGGCGTCTCCATCGCCTCAATCAACAGGTTCTTGATCTTACCCATTTTCTCCCTCCACCAATTTATAAATGATACTTCCTACGTCCTCGTAATCCTCCAGCGTACCCCAGTTCACCTCCATGTCAGTGTAACCAAAGTCCGCGTCCTCGAACCGCATCTTAATCACTGCGTCCAATAACGTCTCCGCTGGCATCGTAAACGGAACCGCGCCATACTCATTCTCATACCAACCGTTTAACTCTCGCATGACGCATCCTCCTCCACGCTGATTTCAAAATCATAGGTATCTTCCACGCTGTATCTACGCTGTTCTGGACCCCAGATGCGATCTTCTGCAACGATGCGCCGTGCCTCCTCCTCGCTCTCAGCCTCCTCGTAAAAAACGTTTCGCTGCTCAACTACAACACGCCACCGCTTAACCCTCGGCTCGTCAGTGATGTCATTGTAATCTTCCAAGTTTTTCCAACCCGTATGCGAGGCAATCCCCGCAACCGAAAACTCCACATAAACACACAACTTTATATCACCACCAAACATGCGGGCAGTCTTTTCCGCCGTGCAGAAATGATCCCGCATGACAGACGCACTGTATTCCGCAATCCCATTGTCAAATGAATGAACCACAGGACCATCCTTCGTGCTCAACTCAGGGCGGTACACGCCAATATTCAGTATCTCCTGATCAAATAAATATGCCATCAGTCTAACATCGCCTCCCCAGTAAGCAGTAACGCTGGACCCACTATATACCGACCCGTCATGCCACTGGCCGTCTCATTAAACGGTAAACCCAATAACAACCCCTCCTCGTTCACAATCAACTGCTTCTCACCATCGTCGATCACAATCTCAATCAAACCACCAACAATAGCCTGAGCCTCCTCCAAAGAAGGACGCTTGGCCCGTATCTCAATATCCCGAATCATCACTCATCCTCCTCATAATGCGAAGCAAGCTCCGCGTAATCAATCTCACCCAAAGCGCAGTTAAATAGGTCAGTAATGAAACCGTTAGCGTCAGGACCGTCAAGCAAATCCGAAGCCATCTCGTCAACCATCTGCTTGATGTAATCAGCAGTGATCACAGCACCCTCCTCCTTGTCAGCGTCCAACACATCACCCAACCACAACTGAACCAACCAAGTTTCAAAATTACTCCAACCATTATAAGCCATCAGTCCTCCTCCCCTCTGTGATGTACAGAAATACGGTCATGGTCATGATAAACCACAAAATAAAAACTCTCGTTCATTGCAGTGTAAATTGTACACGGTCCCCAGTCACAATCATGCGACCGTTCAGAAAGCGCATGATAATGCCCCTCATCAATCTCCATCAATCAACCCTCCATAGTGTGCGAAAGTGTCACCATCGCGCTCGTCGTCGGATTGCCGCGACCCTCAATAAACGTATACTCCAACACATCACACGCAAGCACACCAAAACGGGTGGCGTCATGCCATTTCGTGAAATGGGGCTCATCTGTGCAGTCTACTGGCTCGGACGAACCATGCTCCTTGAGCATATAGGCGCAGAAATCTTGGAATTGCTTGTCATCCTCATAGGATTCAAAGGCACTGGTGTCATCGTAGAACAGCGCAGTGGCCCAAAAGGCAGGTAAATTATAGGTGACTGTCGTCATATCGATACTCCTAGATTGAATTGAATGAATAGGTATGTAAGAAGTTATATAGGATAACTAATGTTTACTTCAACCCCCTGTATACAGTTTTTTGACCCCCCTCTCCGTTTTTTTTTTTTTTCAAAACACGTTTTTGGTGTAAACTCTGTAAACACATGGGTTTTATTGTTGTTATACAGTAGTTTAAACCCCTGCCTTAAAGGTAAACACCGCGTAAACGGTTTACGTTAGAAACGTAAACACCCCCCCTTTTTGACAACTAGGCAAATTTCAAACCCTTCAAGATTTGACTGTGATTGTAAACAGGGGGTATAAAACTGCTTATATACGGAGGATTTTAAATGGCTGGGAAAATCCAGAAACTGACTAATCGACAGAAAACTTTCGCTCGGCACATCGTCGAGGGGATCTACTCGAATACGGAATGCGCGAGGAAGGCAGGATATGCCGCTGATCTCGCAAACCTGCGCGCCTCAGTGCTGTTAAACGGCAGAGACTATCCGCATGTGCTCGAATACATAAAGGAGCTCAGGGAGGAGCGAGAACGGCGCTACGGCGTGACCACCATCGGGCAGCTTCAGCGGCTGAAACAACTTTCCGAAGGGGCGGAGGACGCGGGCCAGTTTTCAGCGGCCATCAACGCAGAAAAAATTCGCTCGGCTCTGGGTGGTTTGACTGTGGATCGTCGGGAGAATATCAACCAGATAGACCAGCTATCCCGCGATGAGATTGTGGCACGGCTTTCCG